TACCGAACTCGTGCATGTTCAAATCACCTATTTCTTGTAACGTAGCTACATTTGCAGCGTTTATAGAATTCATTAAAGCTTCTTTAGTTAAAGGAAAGCTTAACATGTCTGCTACTCTTAGACTTATATTTTCACAGGTTCTAACGGTTACGTACATTAAAGACTGTAGTATATGTTTAGTTGCTACGTTTGAATTAGCTGCCGCAAGCTTTTGCAGACCTACTAAAGAATCTTTAGCTGGCATACTTCCATCGCGAGCTTCATTGAGCCCGGTTACATCGCGTATCATTTGTAAATAATATTGATACGTTTGAATTAATGCTTGTATTTTATTTATACCTGAAGAAGAGTTTAACTCTTGAATAGGTACTTTACCTCTGTTAGGGTCACCATCTTGTGTTAAAGATCTTCCAACTATACTACCAGTTGAGAAGTACATATTAAGTGCTTCTTGAGGGTTGTAGCTAGTTCCATTACCTAAATCAACCTCTGCTAAACCATCAACATCTACAAAAACACCATCAGGAACCATCTTAGATAAAACCTGTTGAATTTTTAAATGAGTGATTTGTATCATGTCGGTAAAACCAACACACTTACTCACTAAACTATCAATACGGCCCTTGTACATTCTTGGCGCTGATATTGAGTAGTTCATTTCTACTCTGTTTTGATTGCTGTAAGGTCTAGTCATATTTTGAGCTAGCTCCCATTTAAGCATTTTGTCCTGACCTAAAATCTTAGCTCCACTATATAAAACTTCTATTGATCTATGCACTCTTTCAAAGTTGTCGTTTGCTGGAGGATCAAATGTATCTGACTTCTCTAAGGCTTTTTCAAGACCTTGTTCTGTTTTCTTTATCTTGAAGACTTGGTTTGAATATGTTTTGTATTCAAAATATATAACCTGCACATTATCATAATTATCATCTTGACCATTGTATTGTCTAGTGTAATTATAACTTGCAGGTTGTTTTTGTATTTCTTCTAATTCTGCGTCCGTTAGATTTGAAAACTGCTTCTTTAATTCTTGCAAAGATACTGATTTAACTTCACCAACATAATATATGTCTTCAAAGTTAGGATCTTCAGTGTAAGAGTAAACTAGGTTAGCAGGATCAACGTAATCAATTGTAACACCTTCTGATAGATTAAAATCTGTTTTAGTAGCACCTATACCAAGAACTGTTAAATCTTGAGCAACTCTTTTCTTTACTTCTTCATATCTATTAAACTCAAGAATATTATCTATTACTTCTTCTTCTGCAATTTCTACTGCTTGTTTGTAGTTTAATTGTATAAATAAATCTAATTCATCTTTAGAGTCAGGTAGTGAGCTAGGGTCATTTGTTGAAAACATATCAACACCTAAAGTGCTTTTAATGTCAGATAGTAAAGGCTTAGCTTGCATATCTCTAAGAATAGCGCTAGCATAGTCTGTTCTTTTTTTCTGAGCGTAAGGGTCTGTAGCAAATGATTTTATTTTATACCCCTTATCGGTCATACCGTTGACAACGATGTCTACGAATTTAGATAAAACAGCAACAGGTTGCCAATCTAAATTAAGGTAAGACAAATCACCATTAGTTGATAATTCATCTTTATATTTTTGAACAGATTGTTCTCCTCTAGCATATAGACGTAATCTGTGAAAGTTTTGCCAGTTGTTACCGAATCTACCACCAGAACCTGCTCCTCGATCTCCTTTGAACCATTCGTTCTCTATAGCTTTAGCAACTTCTGAACCGTATTCATAACTCTGCTTTACTTCGTCCGGTACTACCTGACTTGGGAAAGTGCTATTTACGCTTTTGTAAATCATTTATCTTTTTATTTTTGAGGTATAACCACTGTTGTCGTATCTACCAAAAGAGATTGATACTGGCTTTTTAGTAGCCTTGAAAACAGGTGTGTATTTGTTTTTATTGCATGCCATTATAGCTAATCCAGAGCTTATAGTCGCATCAAACTTTGTTCTATTGTTTATGTCAAATTTTGACCACTCTTCAAGAGTTTTTTGAAAATACATATTTCCATAACCTCTTTCTGTAGCGCCCACAAAATCATTTATATAAGATTCGATTGCAGCGGCGTGTGCTTGTTTAATATCTTCACTAGAGTTTGGTATACCACCAATTTCTTTTTCTGTTACTGATAGTTTAGAATATATTTTATCAGGTCTGTTTATTGAGAAACCTCTATAACCTCTTCTTTTAAAGTAATACAAAAGCCTAGGTTTATTATTCTCTGCTAATATTGGCATTCCGTAAAAAACGCAAGCCATTAATATATCTTCAAAAAACATCTCAGCTGTTTGAGGTCTAGCTATATACTCTAAGAAAAACATATTAACTGGATGATCTTCCATACTGAATTTAGTAAGACCGTGTAAAGCTCCTTTAGATCCTCTACTGTCTACTGTTCCAGATATATCGTAGCTGTCACACCCAAAAGCTCCCATGTGTTCGTTTCCTGGGTGCTTTACTCCATTCTTTACTATTACATGGTTTTGGTGATTTGCAGATGGAATCCAACTTATTAAAAATCTACCATTGCTGTTTGGAGTAAAAACAACTCTAGTGTCTTTGACACCGTTCTCCCATTGAAAACTACCTTTAGTAACTAATTTACTATTCAAGTATTCTTCGTTGTGATCTATTTGTTCGTATATCTTAGTTAAATTAAACAAAGATAATTTAGCTTCATCTCTAAAAGCGTGTTTTTCTGTTCTAGGAAACTGACGGTAATATTCATTTAAACCATCTTGGTCGTTCTTTAAACCATCTACTTCGTTTTCCCAATGCTCTATTACTCCGTGAGTTATAGGTATTCCGCTTGGATCTACTGTTCCTTTTTTTGGCTGATCGAATACAGGTAATCCATAAGTATCAATAAATCCTTCGTAGTTCCATTCCATAGGTATGAACAAAGAATATAATCCCGAGCTAGTCTGTCCGTTGCGGTTTCTTTGTGTAACGTCTGAGGCATAATATAATTTTTTAAAATTACCACCACCTTTTTCTAAAGCGTTTGAGGTAGAACCCATCATACATTTACCTACGATTCTACTACCTAACCTTAGACAGGTTTTTGTAACTCTCCAGTTGTTTAATATGTTATCAGGTCTCTCCCACTTTCCACTTTCATCGTGTACTAGTAACTTTAGTTTTTCCCCATCGTACGAGTTGTCACCTGTGTTTTTCCAGTCAATGGTGGTATCAAGACCTTCAATTTCCTCTTCGACTTGACCTTCGTTGAGTTTTCTTCTCGTAAGCCTGGAGGCTGGAACTCTATAAGCGAGTTCGGTCTTTGGTCTGTCCATACCGTCTTGTATCGGTTTGAAGAAGAACGGGTAATTAACGCTGATAGGTACCACTTTATCTGTGAACATCTTTTTTGCATCGGCACCAGATTTGGACAAAATCCCAAAGCGTGCGTCGGTTGATATTGTTGCCATGTTAACGGTCTCAGCTGAAGCCATGAACGAAAAACCTGACCTTCTGTTCTTGAGATATGACATTCCATAACAACGGATGTCTGCTTTGCAAGCTTCCCAGAATAAAAAGAATATTCTGTTTGATTCCCTATAGTCTGCTGCCCCAACATCAATTTTGGCCCACTGCAAGTACATGTAATGAGTACCAGTAACATAAGTTGGCTTGCCATTATTATGGAACCAAAAACCTTTTTCCCTTTTCTCAAACTCTTTGTCAATATATCCATACCATTCTTCTTTAAAATCAGTGGGATATTTTTGCCAATCAAAAACGCTTTTAATTTTTGCAAGTTCTTTAGGATATTCTAACCTAGACCACATTTGTTCTTCCTTTTTTTCAGAACATTTGTAAACATCTTGTGGAACGGCAGGTAAAGCAATTTTTAAGTTCTGTATCTCTACAATCTCACCTATAGTTCCATCAGAACTTATAATAACCATATCGTGGTCACTATCGTATCCTTTGACCCACTTTTTATTTCTATTATTTCTTTTTAGTAAAGCAGGTTTTACGTGGTCTTCTATTGTCTTTATTAATGTTTGCTTGTACATTATTTAGACCTACCTTCTGCAAAGCCTTTAAAAGACTTTTCCTGTTTAACTTCTTTTGGCTTTTCTTCCAATAGTTTTTCCTCTTCTTCTATTCTACTAAGTATTTCAAAAGCATCGAAAATAGCTAGTTTTTTAGTAGCTGCAGCATTCTTTAGTCTATCAGCAGATATATCATCATCTGAATCAACTATCTTTTCTTTAGCTACCTGAATTAATTCCTCAACTGCTTTTTGCCCAGCTAGGATTATATTCCTCTTCGTTTCCTTTATATTCATACTTTAACAAAATATCATTAGATTCCATACAGTAAAGTCGTTGATCATCTACTATAAACTCAAACTCTCTGTTTGGTTTAAAACCTATAAGATCTCCCTCGCTTATTCCTAGCGATTCTAACGACTTATTACCGATTTTTAATACTCCAATATGCTTTCTCTCTTTATCCATTGAGAAAGGATCGTTATTTTTAATCGGCATTACAAAACACCTAGTACCAATTGGTTTCCATTCATTGTCTCTTTTATACAAGTAGACTTGATCTGGTTGGCAAAAGTATAAGTTTTCTTTAAAAAGCTTACTACTATCAACGGCTTCGCCTTTTTGATTATAGTATCTTCTAAATACATTGTGGTGAATTATTATTGTGTCACCAACATTTATAGATGAATTAAAAGCAATAGGTACAGAGACAACTTCAGCTTTTCTACTGATAAACTTAAAGTCTTCGATGCTTGAATTTAACATCAACTTCTTATTACCAACTTTTATTTCATTATCATATCTTCCTTCTACAGGTTTTACTATAAAATCGAATACGCTTCTCATTAATACTGTAAATCATATTCAACAGATATAGCCATGTTAGAATTAAACTTCTTCCATGGCAATACCTCGTTGTTTTTCTTTATATGTATACTATAAGAGTTGTTAGATTCGTCGTGCAGTATATGAGATATTTCGTGACCTCCATATACAGACTGCCCAACAGCGTAATGCATTGCGTCATTCTTGTAGTCAGAACCTATACTGATTTTTCTTATAATAGACGACATATACTAAGCTTCTTGTTCTTCTTTCTTGATTTCCTCGAAGCTTCCGTCTTCTAAGTTAATACTGATTGCTCCGTACTTCTCTTCTAAGACTTTCTTGTTGTCTTCTACTTCTTTGTTTAGTTCTTGAATATGAGAGATTAACCCGTGTTTCTGAGCCTCTAATACACCTACTTGAGACAGCGCTTGAGTCATTTTCCCTTGGTTCTCCTGAACTAATTTTAATTCTTCTGCTGTAATCTTGTTTTCCATTTGATTTAATTTAATTGTTTTCATTTATTTATTATCACTTGATCTTTTACCTTTTTCCCAAGACCTTCCTACGAAGTAAGCCCCATAAGTTGTTATCAACAACGATTGGAATATTGGTATGTATTGCTCCGCGACAACGAAGCCTCCAATGTTACCATCAAAAAAAGATAAAGCAGTAAATATAACAGTAAGGTATACTAGAACAAGTGGACGTATGTTCTTAGATAAAAAGCTATCACTATTCATATCAGCTTTCCAACGCTCAGTTACTTGAACTTGTGCTTCTGTATCAGCTTTTTCTAATATCTCTTGAATCTGCTTTTTAATTAAAAGCTTTTCTTCTTCAGTAGTGGTAAGCTTATCAATGACGTTACCAATATTCTTGATAACGCCACCTGTAAGCCATTGAAATATTTTATTCATTACTAATCAGTAAAGCAACCAGGTTTAAACCCGCTTTTTCCGCTAGGCGTAAGAGCACTACTAATGTTACCCCAGAACTTAGCTCGCTTTCTTGCTCTTTTATTTTTTTTGTTTCTTTTAGCTTGCGCCTCTAGTTGCCCAGTACTCATTGGTTTTCTTTTTGAACGAGTTTCTTTCAATTTATTAATTCTTGCGTCTCGTATTTCAGCTTTTAACTCAAGTGTTTCTTCTCTTTTAATATCTGTGTCAAATTTTTTTATTCTAAGCTTATCTAAGCGACTTAGTTTTGGTGCTTTAAAAGTTTTTTGAAATATTTTGTCTTCGCCAAAAGAGCTTTTAACACTAGCTGTTTTTGGGGTTTTAACCACAGGATCAGGGTTAAACTTTCTCATTTGAGATGACTTTGCCGTACCAGACGCTTTATTTTTTTTTATATATTTAGTGTCTGCTGCTTTTCTTTGCTTTGGTGTCATACTTTTATAAGCCGCATCTCCTTCAGCCGTTCTCTTTGGCTTTTTATAAGCGATAGATCTTGTAGACGCTGATGTCACATCCCATGTACCTGTTACTGACTCTCCAGTAGCGCTTGGCCCAGTGCCTCTTGATAGTTCTCTACTGGAAGAAGTGATAGTTTTTTCTTTTTTATTTTTAACAGGATCCTTTGGGTCTGTTTGTAATAGAGCAGAAGGAACTCCACAACCTGTCTTCATCATTGGTCCACGACCAGGGTTTTGCTTGTAAGCCATAATATTTATTTATTTATTTATTTATTTATTTATTTTAGTTTGTTGGCCTTGTACGCTTCTTTTTCCCAAGGAAGATTTTTAGCGCCCTCATCCATTTTAGATCTAGGCATTCTCTTGCCTTTCCAGTAAACATACTTATCGTCATAATTCAAGTCACCTCTTTTCATTTGATCTAGATGTACTTTCTCGTGCTTTATAACGTCTTCTTGTTCTAGTGGACTTAAATTTTTATTAAGTGTGATAGAACCGTTCTTGTTAGCTCTACCCATAACACCTTGCTCTTCGTCTATCTGGTATATCGGTGTGTTATCAATAGATAACTTACCCATCTTCATTTTAAAGCTCATTAGCATTTCCATCTTTTACGAGCAGCTTTACCTCTTTCACCAGTCCAACCTTTAGATCTAGCGCAGAAAGACTTTCTTCTTTTAGCTGCTTTACTTCCAGGTTTAACATCTCCAGTTACAGCTGTTTTCAACTTACTACCAGGGTTTTCTTTTCTGTACTTCTTAACACCAGCAGAGGTCATTCCTGCTCCCTCTTCTGTTGATAAAAAGTTTCTGCCTTTTCCTTTAGTGGTTTTTCTTACCCTCAAGAAAGGTGAACTATCTGGTTGTGAATAAGCCATTATTTATTTTCTTTTTTTAGTTCTAACCATTTATTAAGCGTGTAACCTATTGTTACTAGTAAAAGCACTATCTTCAACCCCATTTCAATATTTGTAAACGTAGTGACGCTCAGTGTTAACGTGTTAGCTAAGTACATTTTTGTATCTCCAAAACTAACCATAACCTATCCTTTAGCTCGTTGTGTAATAGGACCTTTTAATCCACCACAACCACAGTCGCCAATACAGCCACAAGGTTGTTGTAACTTTAGTTTCATTCCGTTTTTTCCAGAGCTAGATCCTTTTCCGTGTGGTCTACTTTCTTGACTTAATGGCCCGTCCCATAAAGTGTTTTCTCCTATTGTTCCGTTTTTACCTTTCATATCTTAAATTTTAGTAATTACACTTTTTCTTGAACAATGGACTTACTGAGTTTGCTTTTTGTTGAACATCTCCAAACACTCCGTTAGCTTGCGCTTGGGCTTGAGGATTAAAAACTGGCTTCGTGTAGCCTAACTCGTTACCAGGAACTGGAGGAGTAACAGCGTTTTGCTGCACTGGCATCCCAGTCATTGGGTCTATCATTAATTGGTTGTTCATGGTTATCTATCTTTATCTTTGTTAACATTATTAATGGAGGTTATCAATACTTTGTCTATGTATGATTGACCTTTCATTATTTTATTTCGTCTAGTACTAGTTGGTATATCCTCTTCTCCTAAAAGTATTTTATACATTCTGAGTATCAGTTGTTTACCTTTAAAAGAAACTTTATATATATTGTATTTTTGTGTGGTTCTATTTCTAGGTCTCCATACTTTTATCCAGTCCTCTTGTAAAAGCTTATTCCACCTTCTATTGTTCCAACTATAAGAATAGGAGCCTGTTTCAAAATCTTTTCTTGAAAATAGATCCATACAATCTAAGTATATTAATAACTCAAGATCTGCGTCGTTAAGATTATTATTTTTACAAGCCCACTTTCTTACTATTCTATAATGTTTAAAGATGTTAAGATCTTTGATATCATTAGGCGTTATTCTCATAACACCACAACAACATCCTGAAATCTAATAACATAATAAACATCGTCATCTATTTCTATCCTGTGACCAGCGTGTTTATCATAAAATATTGAATCACCTTCTTTAACTCCGGTAACTTGATCGCCACAATTTAAAACTGTAGCTTTTTTATATCTAACATCTTGTCTCTGAGATTGTGTTAGAAGTAAGCCTCCATCTGTTTTAGATACAGGCCCTTCTTTTATCTTATCTATGAGAATATTATTTCCTATTGCTTTCATCTCCAACTCTTAAGTTATTAATTACACAATCAGTAGATAATATCGTTGTTGCAACTGAGGCCGCGTTTTTAAGTGCGCTTTTGGTAACTAACAAAGGATCAATAATTCCTTTCTTAATCATATTAACCATCTTACCTGTTACTACGTTGATTCCTACGCCTTCTTTACCTGACACCTGAAACTCAACACCTGAATTACTTAATATCTTCTTAAATGGCGCCTTAATGGCTTCTAGAAGTATCTCTTCGCCAATGTTCTTAGGTTTAATCTTCATGGACGCGTCTAAAAGCGCTATTCCACCTCCAGACACTATACCTTCTTTTATAGCGGCTTTAGTGGCGCAGATAGCATCTTCAACTCTATCAGATTTTTCTTTTAACTCTACTTCTGAGTTAGCACCTACTTTCACTATAGCTACTTTAGCGGATAACCTTGATAGTCTTCTTTCTAATCTAATAACGTCTCCAGGAGCTTTAGCTTCTTTAATTTGGTTTTTAACCTCTTGTATTAGACTCTTAACTTCTTCAGTTTCGTTATCCACTTGTAGTATAGTCTCGTAATCATCAGTAACACTCTTAATACATGTACCTAATAAACTTGGGTTTATAACATCTAAGTCATCTCCAAGATCTTCGTTTATTACTGTAGCGCCTGTTAAGACAGCTAGATCAGATAATACGTCTTTCTTGTTTACTCCGTATGTAGGAGCGTTGATTACGTTAACCTTTATATTGCCTTTAACCTTGTTCATAGCTAATGTAGAAATCACTTGTGAATCTAAATCACCTATAACCAATAAAGGTTTGTTGTTTTGAATAACATATTCTAAAATAGATTGTATTTTTCTAACAGATTCAACTGGTGATTCTAATAGTAAAACAACTGGCTTATCTAGTTCAGCTATTCTTTTTTCTTGACTAGTCACAAAATGTGAGTTTGTCAAACCTTTTTCATACTGAACACCATCAACCAACTCAAAGCTAGTTTCTTCAGTATCTGTTGGCTCCATTATAACAACTCCGTTTTCTCCAGCTGCTTCAAAAGCATCGCCAATGATTTCACCTAGATCTCTTTCGTTGTTACAACTAATAGTGGCAATGTCTTTCAACATATCTCCACTAACTTCAATACTTTTTCTTTCTAAGTATTTTATTACTTTTTCTACACCTGTAGCAATACCATCTTTAATAACTCTAATGTTATTTTCTTTAGAAGCTTGATAAGCTTCATTTAAGATTGAGTGCGCTAGTACCGTAGCCGTGGTCGTTCCGTCTCCAGCTTCTTTAACAGTTTTTCTAGCAGCTTCCTTTAAAAGCGTAGCACCCATATTTTCTACTGGGTCTAGTAATGTTATTGAATTAGCAACTGTTACACCATCTTTAGTGATGATTGGTCTTCCGCTACTATCTTCTAATATTACACATTGACCGCTAGCTCCTAATGTAGAACTAACAGCTTTAGTAAGTTTATTAATTCCTTCTAATACTTTAACCTTAGCTTCGTCACCAAAGTTTAAGTTTTTGACGATTTTGTCAGTCATATTTAATTTAATTTAATTTGATTTGATTATACTCTAAAATTAGAGTTGTGCTTGACTTATCATTACACGTTTTACTCGATAATTACTCATCAATTTCTTCTTCTGTTGGTGGTACTTGCTCACCAATAGTCAAAGTAACGGTTGTAGGTGTAATCAACGAATCAATCTGAGACTGAATCCCAGCCTCAATAGAAGCAACTTGCTCTTCACCCATAGCTGATTTAGTCCAAGCAACAACCTGTTCGTTTGTTAAATCTTCAAACGGAATAAAGTCTGTTACATCACTAACGTCTAGCGCTTGTGTTCCAATATTAGTAACGGTATAAGCATCGCCTTTAGAGTCTAATTTATCTGAAGCGCCAGTGACGATCCAATGAACGTTATAAACTAAATCCGCGTATTCTCCGTCCTGTGGATAAGCATCCACTGTTTTACAATTCCAATCGTAAGTAATCATATTTATTTATTTATTTATTAGTACTCTTCTTTTGCGTTATTCTCGTCTGAGTGAGAATGTAATCTTATTTCTGCTGGCTCATGTAATACTACAGTTTGCTCAAACTCTTCAAAGCTATAAAAATACTTACTGTTAAGTAAAAGCACATCATCCTCTAAATTGTGTATTATAACATTGCTAAAATCCATACATCCGTGAGCCCATCTAGTGTCTGTATAGAAGTCTAAACAAAGGTTTATGATTCTACTATTTGGAGCAGAACCGTAAATCGCGCACTCAATTAAAGACGATTTAACATCGAAAGTTTTTAAACCAGCAAAGAACGTATGAGTACCATTTAGTTTTTCTAATACTAGATCAAACGGTTTAATATACTTGGCATCAACATCTACATACACGCCTCCAAAGTCTCTCAACAGGAGCAGTTTTATTCTATCGGTTATAAAAGCCCATTTAAAGTTATCCGGGTCTCTTAAGTACGCTTGTAGGAAAACATCATCAGCATATCTTTCATTAAATATTTCATCGTGTGTCCACATCTTGTACTCCCAATCTGGATGCATAGATTTCATAGTAGCTGTCATCTCAACATACTTCTCGGGAAGCATTCTAGGTCCAATCCAAACTTGGTGTATTTTCTTTGGTATATTCATTTTCTATTAATAATAAGTTGCTGAATGATTATAGCTCCTAAAGTTAGATAGCTGCGTTTTAGATCCAGCATATGAAGACACAAAGCCCGAAGAATTTGAAGCTACAAAGCAACCGTTAAGAGATCTATTTGGAGGGTTAATTTCATTCACCACATCTAACAAAGAAAAAGTAGTTGTATTTGGTACTGCCATTATTTTTCTAGTTTTTCTAATCTTGCTTCTAATTCAGCAATTTTAGCAATTAATAAATCTATGTATTTAACAGACTTAAATCCTTCGTCGTCAGTGTTTACAAATTCAGGATGTTTTTGTTCAAGTTCTTGAGCGATTACACCTGTTCTGTACTCGCCTTCACTGCTAATCATTTCAAAAGACTTCCAGTTTACATCTATATTACCACATGATAAATCAGTTATTTTAGTTTTTAACCTTCTATCAGAGCTTAGAATAAAGTTAGTCGCTGTTACGGTAGATGTAAAGATTCCTGCTCCAGCCACATGGAGTTTCTGAGAAGGGCTAGATATTCCAATACCTACGTTACCTCCAGACGGTTGTAGTAACATATTATATGTTGCTGTTGGACCATCGTTTCTTTGAACTTGATGCCAAACGTTTCCATTGTTTGATACACCTGAATACTGTCCATATAAACCATTAGCAGCTAGTAAAGCCTGGCCACCCGTTGTTGCGGATCCTAATGCTGGCCCATCCGAAGGTGTCTGAGTAACTGTAGTTAATCTAACGCCAGGAACAGTAATTCCAATACCCAAATTCCCCGTAGAAGATATCATTACTCTATCCGTATTATTAGTTCTAAAGAATAAGCTACCGTTTGAGGTATTTGCTAGATATGCATTATTACCGCTAAACTGTAGAAAACCTACATTAGTTCCGTTTTGAACCCATCTAATATAAGGACTTGATGTTGCTTCTATTTTTAAAACCTCACTATTACCTCCCCCACTCACGTGTAATGGAGCAGAAGGACTAGTTGTTCCAACCCCTGTATTTCCATCTGAAGTAATACGCATTCTTTCAATTGGAGAAGCACCAGCTGATGCTGTAGCTGTTAAAAATCTTAGGTGACCCCCTCCAGAAGACCCCGTTCCTGCAGCTTGCTTTGCTGTACCAATTATCTGAGCGTTGCAGTAAGCCCCAGAGTTATCATCTTTTCCTCCAAACTGTATAACGCCTAAGTCTTGATTAGCACTTATAGACCCGTCTAAGTTAACTAAAGTAACTACAGCTGGCTGCTGCTCGTTCGTTCCATACCCAGAAACAACTAAATCACCTGCTCCAACGTTTGCATATCCACCTGATAATTGACTTGTTAGATTGTTTTTTATGTTTACATTTCCATCATTACCACCTGACTTTGTGGTTTTAAAATTGCCAAATACATCGAGCTTAGCGTTAGGATTAGTAGTTCCGATACCTACGTTACCTCCGTCTTCTATCTTTAACCTAGTTGTTCCTGCGTCTGTATAAAAGTTTAAACCTTGTGTAGAGTGACCATAAATACCAGTTCCGGTCCCTCCCCATCTTAATTGATAAAAGTCGTCAAGTCTAATAGCTCCTGCTGAAACATGTAGTTTGTCACCAGGATTAGTAGTTCCGATACCTACGTTACCTGTAGTATTACTTATTCTAACTCTTTCAGTTGCTCCAGTCTTTAATTGTAAATCCTCATTATAAGAACCTATTTGACCTGAATCTACTCGTATAGGTTTGTTTATGTAGAAATTAGGAGAAGTAGTTTGTAAATAACCCCAGGAAGCATTAGCTGTTATCTCAGTGTAGTAAGCTGACGAGTTGTTTTGATAAGCTCTTATATTTCCGTTAGATCTTATATTTCCCTCTACTTCTAACGCTCTATCAGGACTAGTCGTTCCAATACCTACGTTACCTGTAGAAGAAATTGTTACTTTCTCAGAAGCGGATGTATCTTTGAACCTTGCTATAGGTTGACTGTTACCTCCTCCTTGAACTTCTAATCCAGTTGCTTGGCTTGAGACGAATTTAGCCGCAAGACCTGAGTTTAAAGCATGTATTCTAGCGTCAGGATTAGTAACCCCAATACCTACGTCGCCACTTGAGTCAATACGCATTGCTTCTACTGCGTCTGTATTATTTGTTATAGAAGTACCAAAAGCTAAACTACCTTTTCTACCGTAAAGCTCTTCGCTCATACTTTTTATATAGGCAGTAGTTTTAGGTCCATCTGCGTCAGTGCTATAAAATTCTATAGTTCCTACTGGATCTCCCTCAACTGAGGTATTGTCTGATCGAGTGAGCCTAAGCGTAGCTCCTCCAGAGCCACTTGTAGTCGTTGAATTACTTATTTCTAATTGAGCATCAGGACTAGTTGTTCCGATACCCATTCTACCATTCGGCTCGTCTAAGAAAACTGTATCAGATACTATAGTGTTACCATCACCAACCCATATCTTACCAGTCGGTAGGTTAGGTACATCGTTGGTACGCATAATAGATGAAACAGTAATAGATCCAGCGTTTCCGCCAGATACCTTACCAATAAGACCTAAGTTTTGAATACCGTTTTCTGCACCTGTTGGTTTTGTAAGTGTTAGTCCACCTCCTGATTTTAAGAATACTTTTTGTCCTGTGACTGGCGTTAGCCCATCGATAGGGTCTGTAGTTATGTTTAATAATTCACCAGTTACTACAACTTTACCAAAACCATTGTTATTTAACGTTGTTTGTAGTAAACCAATAGCTGGTTGACTACCTGAAGATATCAATGCGTCCGCAGGAGCAATCTCTATAACGTCTGTCGCGCCAACTGTTCCGGTTTGATAAACAGGTGTCCCTTTAGCTATAGTGGCGCCAGAAGTGTTCTTACAATCAATAGCAACTAATTTAGCAGCTTCAGCTGAAATAGTACTTGGGTCTACCCAGGCGACACCCGTGGCTGTGGAAGTTAATACCTGGTCTAAAGTACCCGGCGAGTCCGCCGAGTCTTTTATTCCAGATTGTACTTCTATGTAGTTTTTAAATTTCATGTAATGTATTTAGTTGTTATCCTATCTTCTGAACCAATACTCTAACAGAATTTGTAGGTGTGGATGCGAATGTTACTGTAACTTGAGATGTTGAGTTTCTATCAACGTCTGCATAAACAGTCTCGTCAGTAACTACATCATATAGTTGCACAATAACATCTTTAGTTCCAAGAGAGTGTGTAACTGCTCCTGAAGCCGCGATGGTATCAGCGAAAGTATTACTCGCGTTTGTTTGTGTGTTTGTCACTGTAGCTGTACCTGAAGCATATGCAACTGATATTCCAGTTCCAGCGGCAACTATTACAGCTCCTTTATTGGTAGCGGATGAATCTTCTACACTAACAGTGGCTGTACCATTTGAATAAGCAACATCAATTGCTCCTCCAGCGTTTACATTACCAATACCAACAGTTGTTAGATCAGCTAGATCAACATTGTTTTGAACAGTTGTCCAGTCAGCTAAAGTTGTTGGAGTATCTATGTTAGCGATAAGTAAATCACCTATTCTAACTTGCTCTGTAAAGAATAATCCATCAGCGGTTACAGTATATGTGAAACCTCTATTCACAGTACCAGTTGGAGGACTGTCTAAGTTTGGTGTGTTTGTTGAAGCGTTGTATCCACCTTGATAAATTAATTGACCAGCGTTTGAACTGTCAACGTAAGCTTTTGTAGCAGCGTCTTGGTTAGCAGTAGGATCTGCTACGTTCGTAATTTTATTTGCACCAAAATCGATACTTGCAACGCCAGTAATATCAAATACGCCTCCATTAAAGGTAGCGTCTCCATCAACTTCTATATTATTACTAACAGTTAAGTCATTAGATATTGTAACATCAGCTGTAAGACCAACTCTAAGTTCGCTCGCGCTGACCCTCGTTACGTCTACTTCTGAGCCTGTACCTGATATCGTAACCGAGTCAGTTGTTGCATCACTACCAGTTAGTACGATTGCAGTACCGGTAGCAGCTGTTGCTAAATCGTATGTTGTATCATCTGATGCTGGTATTGTAACAGTAGAAACATCGATAGCGGTAACGTGACCAGTTGTATTGGTTGTTACGCTTGTAACGGCTTCAAAAGTACCTCCATAAGCAGGAGCATCCGATGATGTTGTATCTGTTCTTGATGTAAGATCGTGATTAATAGTAGGTATTGGGCCATTTGGATCGTCGATGTTAATATAAGTGCCTTCTGTAAGAGCAGTTATATCACCTTGAGGAACCGTTGCCCAGGTGTTGTCTCCTCTTAGATACGTTGTTGAATTAGGTGTTCCGGTGGCTGATAATGCAGCGGTTAAGTTTCTTTTCGCTCCAGTTGCAGGTGATTCAGCAAGGTTTATGAAAGTACTAATAGTAGGTACATGCTGTATTAGACTTATCCAAGTTGACGATGCTGTCGAATAGTATTTAGCTATATCATCAGAACTATCAAAATAGATTTGACCAGGAGCTGCATTTGGCGCTGTTCCTGTTATATGCAGTTTTGCGTTCTGCAACTCATTATTACTGAGATTTATGTTGTTTAAAAAAGGTATTGCCATAGTTTAGTTCATATAAGCCTTACCAGATTCGGCAGAGGCAAAAGTTATTGTTAAGTTATTTTCGTCTATATACACTATATCACCATATCCCTTTTGACCTGTTGATAAAACCATAGTCGCTGAGGGAAATTTATTCAAATTATGAGTGATATTCCAGGTTAATGCTGCTACAGGTTGATTAAAAACAAAGTTTTTATCAGTTTCTACGCCATCAATGTCTACTTGAACACCATAATAGTGCAAACCTTTAATAACTCCGCTACCAGACTTGTAAGATAGGTCCATGTAGTACACAGAACCTGATTCTTGTGTTAACGATGTTAGTTTAAAGATGCCATACCCATCCAAATTGTTTCTATCACCGAATATAATGTCTTTCCCTACAAGTCTCGCAAGGTAGTTTACCGAAGTTGAGCCATTAGGCATCGCTGTATTTATATATAACCTTGTAATAGCCGACCAATTAGTTCCTTGACCGCCATAATTTTCAAAAGATATCGTCCCTTCCGGTCTTTCGCTCGGATCTGGTTCTAAAACAATAAACTGCCAGCTAATATTCTTGAGATAGCTGTTTATAGAGTAGTTAGATAGTGCTTGAACAGAGAAGTTTTTAGTCTGCCCATTTTCTACCGATGTTCCGATTACTATATCAGAGCCATCTGGTTGTGATTTTAACTGGTAAGACGATATTCCACTCATTAGTTAAATACTCTTATTTCTATTATGGTTGATTGAATTCCTCCGAATCCAAAATCATCCTTTACAAAGGTTGCTTCCGCAGTGCCGTTGAACTCATAATAACCAGTGATTATTTTTATTGTTTGACTATCGTGAAATCCTGTCATTGTGGGATTTTGAGATCTTGCTGATCTATATCCACCTGTAATAACCATAGCTTCGCCGTCAGCTGGATAAGTACCGCTTGCCATAAACAGCGTTGTGTACCCTGTGCTGTAACCTATTCCTGTAAAAGAAATACTAGTGTCATTTGATAAAACAGAATAAGTTGGATTATTGTTTCCTGATTGAGTCAGTTTCACAAAAAGAGAAGTATATGGCGGTGCGCTACTTGCGTACTGAGGAACATTTAAAACTCCTCCTACTAAAGTGGCTGCGCCTGAAGTTCCTGTAGTAGTTAAGCTAGAAAAAGCTTGAGTCTCAGGATTTATCCAGGCTGTACCCGTAGCGGTTGAGCTTAATACTTGTCCCGATGTACCTACACTAGAAGAAGCATCAGCCAATGTTGATGTTATTCTAACAGTATCTAGTACTGTGTCACCTGTAACGCTTAAGTCGTTACCAACAGACACGTCATTAAGGACTGTAATATTATTATTAACCTGAATATTACCTCCAAAGACAGCTGATCCAGTAGTGGCTAAATCACTAATGTTAGCAGTTCTTGTAACGGTAAGATCTCTACCAGCTATTAAATCGTTTGAAGCGTTTAAATCACCTGTTACGTTTATACTAGAAGCAGTTTCACTCATTAAAGAATCCGTCAACGTATCTGTGTCAGACCACTTAGGAATAAAAGTAGCGGTTCCAGAGCCGTTAGTAAGGCTCGATGTTGTTATAATGTAACTAGATAAATCACCTATTTCTAATGTGTTTGTTCTATTGTCGCTAGATATGTCAACTACTGTTAGTAGATCACCTGTTGCTAGCGCTCCTATTTGTGGGTAGCTATAATTTATTGCCATGTCTTATTTTTTAGATTGTTTTTTCTCTGCTTTTGTACCGTCTTTCTTACCCTTCGCTTGTGTTCCACCTCTGTTATGAGATGACGATGTGAATTTTCCAGTATTGTGATCGTAGTCTTTACCAACTAACCAATTTGACCCATGCTTTTTAATCGCTTCTCGCCTCTTTTTCTGACTATCTGCTCTTTTAGCTTTCCTGTCTGTTGAGTTAGCCGCTTTTAAGTCTCGCACTGCTTTAGCCTTCGCTGCTGCTGGACTGAGTTTTTGTTTTCCCATATTAGTTAATTTGCATAGTCTTTATACTTACACAAAACGCTGTTATTTTACACACCCAATAAATACCAATAGTATGACAATAGCCCCTTACTCTATAACTTATAAGGCTAATGTCACAGTTTTTAAAAAGTTATTAAATATATAGGGGTATGGTGTTACCCCCTATCTCTCTGATTTCCAACGACTTACGGAAACACATTTCATTTTACCGGGTCCCCCAACTTTATTTTCGTTTTTTGATATATATACGTGGTTTTCAGCGTGTTACATTGTAGCATTAAGCTTTTTCCCTGGTATTTTTATCTTTTTTCTTTAGAAAAATGTATAGCATACTACCGCTATCGCCGAGAACTTTACAAAAATAATACGCTTGTCGTTAGATAATATAACTGTAACCAAATAACTATAACATGAAACATTTAAATCTTAATTCAGTAATCAAATTAATTTCTTTATCTACTATTCTATTCTTATCAATAATAGTTTTAGTTGATACATTACAAAATGGTTCTAACCTTTTATAGTGGAGAACATTACAAAGAAAATACGAGCATCAATAGATAATATAACTGTAACTAAATAATAATAATTAAATATAATAAACATGGAAACATTAAAAACCAAAAGATTCGTAGTAAGAAAATCATTAGTAGGTAAGAATCAAATCATTGAAGTAACATTCAAATCTGGAAAACAAGTAACATACAATCATGATAAGGTATATGATATAATGAAAGACAAACTAGAAACTATGAATTGTTTCATCAAATATAAGTCTTATACTTCATCAACAAGTATTCCAGTAATCTTAAGGGACAAAGAGTTAGTCTAGTCCCTTTCAAACAAATCATTAACACTTAAATATATAAACATGTCAAATTACTTTACAACAATTCAAAAGATCTCATTGAGAT